GGAAACATCGCGTGCGCGAGGTAGACGGGCATCTCCTCTAGGATGGTGACGGTGTAGGCTTGCTGCCAGTCTCCGGTGGAAGGGAGTTGGAATGGGAGCACACAGGGAGCACCATAGGTGAATAGCTTGATGTCTCCGTGTCCGGTGCCGCCCATCTCTCGTCGGTATACAGGACGTATCCATCCTCTTCCGGTTGCGGCTGCATACTGTAACGCCTCCTTCACGCTTCGATCCGCGAACTGTTCGAGATACCACGCCTTCGTTACCTTGTTCATCATCTCGGCTTGATTCGCGTAGGCTTTGTTGTCGGAGTGATATCCCCACATGGGACGGAGCTTCGCCATCGTGCCGACGACTTCGCGGACGTTGCGCTTCAATCTATTCGAGGAGACGCGGGAGCGGTATTCGGCGATTTGACGGTAGTCAGAGTCCTGGCCTGCGAGGATGGAGAGGGCTTTATGATAATCCTTGTAACCACGCTGGGATTTCAGCCACGCTTGGCCTTCTTGAGTACACTCATTCAGCCAGCCGATCTTGCGGCCTTCGGGTAGAGCGGCCGGAGGACATTGCCAATCTCTATACAGTCTCTCTTCAGGCATATTATTTCACGTCGATGTGATCGACTCGCTCGGAGTCCGGCGCGCGACCATGAGAGTCCATTTCTCGCATCCACAAATACATCACACGATGCTCGAATCGTTGTTGGTGCTTCGCGCGCTTCTCCTCGCGGAGCTTTAGGTAGCCAGCAATGAAGTCGCGGTCGTACGCGCTCGTGCTATTGCTTACCATGCGCTGCCGCAGCTTGTCGGTCATCTCCGCGTACTTGCGTCCCAGCACGGCCTCGTCGTGCAGGAATTCTTCTTCAGCGGATCGGCGCTCCTGCTCGCACAGCACGCGCTGGAGCTTGTCCACGTCGGGAAGATTGTCCGCGTGCTCGCGGGAGTACCCGGATGGCGTGGGGAAGTCGGAGTACGGCGCGAGGAGAAGGTAGCCGGGAGGGTGGGCGGGATCGCGATAGTTCTTGAAGTAGACGACGGGTTCGAGCGAGCCGAGCTTGCGCATCAGACTGGAGCCTCCACTACCACGCTCCGCTTTTGGAATCTCTCAATTAGTTGAATCACACGAAGTGTGGTTTTTGGATGTAGGAGAATCTTATAAGCATTCTTCTCGTACCATGTTGCCACATCCCATTTGCCTGTTATTGCGCGGCCAGCGCCGCACCAGTCCGCGACCATTTCGCGGACGAAGTTCTCCGGCATCTTCAAGAATTTCGTATCGCCGTTATCTTCTCGTAAAACCCAATGCTGCCAGTGATGTGGATTCCTGTGTTGGTGATGCAGCCAAGCGAGATCAAATGGCGCACGGTGGGCTTCTACGCTTATCCAGTAAACCCAATCGTCTGGTTCGTTCTTGTCAGGTTTCGGCCCGTAAAAGAAATTCGCATAGGGGAACCACTCGCACGGCATGAACTTGGACCAATCGTGAATCACGAGCCGCCAGAGAGGAACTCCTGTTTTCAAGCCAGCAAGAAATACAAACCACTTATGACGAATGAGGTATTTTAGATACCGCAGATGCCGCATCAGTACGCCTGCTTTCTAAGGCTCGACGTGTCTCCGTACAATATATCACTAAGTGTAAGCGCGCGGGTTTCTTTTAATTCTCCTGACGAGATGACTGGGCCAGCGTACGGCGCGATGTCCACGGGCGGGAGCGTGACCGCTTCGAGGAGTCGCTTCTTGCTGCGTTCCGCCACGATGTCTTGATCGTGCGGGCAGAACGCGCCCATCGCGGCGGCGAAGATGCGGTCGTCGTGGCCGCCTTCTTCGTGCTCCAGGCGCTCCTTGCCGGTGGCGGTGATATGCGTCTCGAACTGTTTCATCTCCTCGATGAGCCACGGGGAGTTAATCTTGATCCAGCCGTTCTGCGCGCACTGGACGAAGTAGCCGGTGAGGATGGGACGGGACCAGCCATACGTATACCAGCCACGTTTCGCACTCTTGGATTTCTTACGCTGCGCGATCTGTCGAGGCGTGAGGTCGTAGCGCGTGAAGACGTGGAAGCAAGCGACCGGGTAGCCCATGCGCATCATTTGTCCCTGGCAGGTGTCGCCGACCGCCGCGACTTGTTCGATGGAGACGTAGGGCATCGGCCAACGCGTCGCCTCACGAGACATATGTTGAGCGTAGTATGCGCCGATGGCCGCGCCGAATGCGAAGGCTTCCGTGTGCGAGACGTAGGAGGATGCGAATTCCGCCGCTTGAAAGTCGGGGGTCTGGCCGGAGCCGAGGCCCCACACGCTGATCACTGTGCTGTCCTCACCTTTCCCTTCGCTCGTGTCGATGCCCATGGAGTAGCGGATGCCGGCGCGGGGAGGGTGGAAGACGATCAGCTTGCCCACCGCGTCGTCGGGATTGTCCTCGCGCAGGGGAGCGGCGAAGCGGAGAGGGATGAGTTCCCAGCGGTGAGTGTCGCCCTTGATGGAGGTCATCTGCACAGGAATACGTTCAGCATTATAATCTATGTCTTCCGTCGGAGGCTCGTGCGCGTCCTCGATGGATTGGCCGGAGACGCCGTAGCAGGTGTAATCGCGCGATCGCTGGTCGTCGATCACTTGGATCGCTTCGTGGCCGAACACTGACTCCACGGAGTGCTGGAGTGCCTCGTCGTCATCGCCGGCCATTTCTTGTAAGAAGGATGATTCGTTCCCCTTCGTCTTCGCTTCGTCGTGGTTTACTTCCCAGAACCATTGCTGGGAGATGGGCATTCGCCAGCGAGCGTCGTGGGAGACGCCGCGGCGGTCCTGCTCGGCGAGGAGGTGCTTCTCCAATAATGGAGACGACCGCACGTATAGTTCCGCCTTCGCGACGTGGTTGCGAGTGTCGCGATTCGGATACCAGTCGCGGGGGATAGGACGGATGTTCAACCATGCGGGCTTCGGGTAGATGTCCACTCCGCAGAACCACGGGAGGAACATGGGGAACATGCGGCAGCGGGGCCAGTTGCGCTTGGAGTAGTACCAGGTTTCCGCCCACCAGCCTTTGTTCGATCGGCCCGTAGATTCGAGGATGCCGAGCACGCTCGTGGAGGCGTGGACCGCTTTCCACAGTCCTTCGTCGATGAGCATCACGGAAGCGTCGCCGTAGAGCGCTACTTCGCTAAGATGATAGATGGTCGGCGTCGAGCCGGTCGCGATGCCAAACTTCTGCGACCCGTGCTGGAAGCTGACGCCGGAGGCCATGGAGCCGAAGAGCATCTTGCCGCGGTCGGATTCCACGCGGGAGGTGTGCTGGGGGCGCAGCCAGACGGGGAGCATGTCGTAGCACAGGAGAAGCATGCGGGACATCTCACTCGTTTTCGTCTGGTCCGCGCTACCGATGACGGAGGCGACGCCGTAGGAGAATATGGTGCGGTGCGCGATCAGGAGTTCGGTGAAGATAGAATTATGAGAGACAAAACCGTCGGCAATGAAGGTACGTGCAGATGTCTGGAGATCAATCATTCGCTGCGCAGGTAAAGACTCAATAGCGGTAACAGTCGCCCACGCTTTTCCTGTTCTCTTTCCCGGCAATTCCTTATCTTGCCACCATTGCTTCGACATAAGACGAGTAGGACGAGTTTGACCCAAGAGTTTGAAAATCTCCCCCATGCGTCCAAGAGTTAGCTTTCCTACTGGATTTTTTCCTAATTTACTACTTGATCCAGCAACTCGATCATCTAACTCTTCACGAAATGTGTACCCACGATCCGCCAAGTACTTCCTCGCTCGATCTAGAACCGGTCCCGGAATTTGACTAACACATAGCTCTGATCCAGCGCGTGATTTGGGACGTAGTGAGCCTTCCCCATCAAGGAGTCCGCCAAACCATCCATCCTCGAAAGTCTCAGCAGAATCCCAATAGTCAGTAATGTAACGAATCTTTTCTTTTCTCTTCAAATGCAGTTTCATCTCCGCAACAGTTTTCCATCCGACAGCCTTTCCTCCGCGCCCCTTACAAAGAAAACGATGCTCCGCAGTCGCCGTCAACGTCCGTCCATTGTCTAGTCTAATTAAGAAGGCAGGCTCAAAGACTTCACGTTTAGCCTCCACAACTCCCAACTTCATCTTTCTTCCATTACCACGACTTTGGTAGCCGTCCTCATCAACGGAGACGATATTTTGTCCCACTTGTATATCCTGAAGCGATATCCATTTTAGGTCAGAGGTCAGTACCTTCGTGTTTGGATGCAGACACATACCTAACTGCCGGGCCTTAAGTATCAAAATCTCTATTGCCGCGCCACGCGACTCCAAATCACAAATGATATCGAAGTAGATGCGCTGGGGGACGCGGAACTTGAATCGCTTGATGACTCCTTCTTCATCGCGGAGGAATGCGTAGCGGGTGAGGAAGTAGGCGGCGTCGCACAGCACGAGTAGCTGCTCGTTCAGCATCCAGGCGCGGTCGCGGTCAGTTAAATTTTGCGTGCCGATGGGCTGGCCGAGTTCGCCGTAGGTATACTTGTCATTGGCCTTGAGGTATTCCTCGAATTCTTCTATTTCGCTGACTGTATTATATTCAGGAGTGAAATGGAATTCTTCAGCGAGGAGCGCCAGTCGCGCGGCTACTTTGCTTTCGGCGTAGATATTTAGCCATGCCTTTCAATAAAATTCCTAGAACGCATGTTGCGACAGATACGACACAACTTACCCAAAGGATGCGCAGAATTGTTGGCTATGTTTTCAGGCGTCAACAAATGCCCTCGCTTACAATGAGTTCTCTCCGCGTAAAACTTACTACGTATGGTGGGACCAATTCCTCTCCTTATATTCTCCTTTCTAGTAACTGGTTCCAAGTGTCGAGGATTCACACAGCAACGAACTCTACATAAGTGATCTAATTCCAAACCAGATGGAATTGCTCCTTGGTATCTTCTATAATTGAAACGATGAGCGGACACTACTCTCCAGATATTTCTTTCTCTGTCTACACAAACTCCAAAGACTGCATATCCTCCAAGATTCAATGCTCCAAGCCAAATCCAACAACCTGACATAGGTTCAGGAGAAACTAAATCATCAAATCTCTCCTCCACAGGTCTAGGCTTCATCGTCTTCGTCGTCCACTTCCACCGCGATGGCGGGCGTGGTGATGTAATCGGGGAGATTCGGCGCGGGCGGCAATTCCTTGGCGTCATTAAAGCGATCTACCGCGCGTCTGATTGTGGCTTCCGGCGGCGGCGCGACCACCACGATCTGCGGCGCCGCCTGCGCTGTCGCGTTCGCGGCGATGTTGATGTTCGTCTGGGAGCCTTTCGGCGTGGGGAGGAAGCCGGTGGCTTTCGCGAGCAGCGTGCGGTCGGCGAGGCCGTCGTCGGTGAGCGCCATCTCCACGGATTTCTGGACGACGCGAGGGTGGTTGACGGCTGCGATGATGGTGGAGGCTTGCGCTCCCATTCGCACGATTTCACCCGTGAGGATGCCTAGAATCGTGAGAGGTGAGACGCCAGCGGCGACGCAGAACGCTTCGATGGGAATGACTTTGCGAAGGTAGATGTGTAGGCCGTGGTAGGTGAGCAATACTTTCTTCGCGTCGGCGTGGTCGGAGGAGGAGAGATAGTGCGGCCATGAGACGGCGATATCGAGTCCTGGGCCGTAGGGTGCGGCATGTTGAATCTCAACGGCTTCATCCTTGCGGACTATCTTGTGCTGCCCCGCGCGCTTCAGAGTACGAGTGATCGCGCGAAGCTGCGGAGTGATCTGCGGGGCCATCGCGACTTGCTCCGGCGTGACGTGGAGTTCGAAGTACGCGCGGTTGCGGAGCGTCGCGGTCTCGGGGAGGAGAGGGAAGGGCATCAGCGGTAGATTACCACTACGGAGGGAAATGGCGCATTATATTTCGCTCCTTTGAACTTCAGACGCCCACGCAGGAAGCGGATCTCACTCGCGCCGACAACATACTCATGCCACCATCGCGTGTCGGTGCGTGCCGGCAGAAGAAATACAGCCAACGATGCTTCTCGCGCTTTCGCTAACCAGTTTGTGATTCCATTTCCGTATGGTGGGTTACAATAGATTCGTTCGCCTGCCCAGCTACGAGTCAATCCTTCTCCGTTTCCACTTAGAGGGCAGGGGTCTAGTGTGAAGAAGAATTCTTCATTTAACTTGGTATAGACATCCATCGGCGTCGCCCAATGCTCACTTATGCTGCTGAAGAGTACGCGGTTCACTTTGTCTGCTCCTCCACGATCCCGCCGTACTCCGCAGCCTCCTGCTCCTTGCGCCATAGCTCGTTCGCCGCTTCCACGTTGAAGGATGCAAATTCGGTGGCGCGCGGCGGGCGCGGGGCGCGGATGCCGAGGTGGGCGCGGAGCATGGAGTTGAGTTCTTCGAGCGCGGCGGCGATGCGGGAGAGGTCGCGGACGGTGCGCCGGATGCGGAACAGTGAAAATAATCTCATGCAAATCTCTTATCTGGATGAGTCGCGAGGAGATGATAGCTAATCATGCCCCTCGTCGCTGAGAATACCTCGTCGATGTCCACGATGCGAGGGGGAGTGGTGGGCAGCAGCATGGGGTAGCGGTGCATCGACTGGGCGATTTCGTCCGCGAGCGCGATGGCGTGATTCATCATCGCTCGTTTCATTTCCCGTATACCTGTCTCACTATTCCCAGCTTCAAGGCGATGCGAAATCTTACGATCCATTCGGCTCCTTTAATTTCGGAGTTGTATGGAATAATCGCGGCGGTCGTGGGGACCGGGGTCAGGCGGTCGGCGCCGGAATCTTCCATGTCTCGCGCGTCTCCTTGGTCACATCGCTGATTGTAACATCGCCGTCGCCGAGTTCAGGGGAGGGGGGATATTTCACCTGCTCGGTTTGAATCGTGCCGTCGGGGCCGGTGGTGATTACAGGGAGCGTGAGGCCGTGGCGCAGACGCTCCTCGTTGGGAGATTTGATGTTACGGTGGAGATTCGCGCCGGAGGCGACGGAATCCTTGGAGGCGTCCGCGAGCGGCGGGGCGGACGCCTGTGGCGCGGCGGCGCTGGACTTGGAGGCGACGCGGACCTCGGACTCCGGGCGCATGGGGTTGTCGAGGTGCAGGCGGAGAGTGAGGTCGTAGGACAGCCTCCCGTATGCGATGTAGTAGCTCAAGAGTCCTTCATTCTCCAGCAACTTTTCGAAGTCCGCGCGAAGGATCGTCTTGATCTCCTCGCCTCCCAACATTTTATTCGTTACGTTCTCACGCGATGTGGTCAATTTTATTCTTCCTTTCGCTTGTGCTTCCTGCCCGCGTACTTGCCGACTCCCTTGCGCCTGCCCATCCGCGATCGCCGCCGCTCCACGCTGAGGCGCAACATGGCATTGAACCACACTTCGCCGTTCAGCGGGGAGTCTATTTCGCTGCGGAGGATGGCGGTCCAGGCGAGGCCGGCGTTCAGACAGTTTACGCTGCGGGAGCGGTGAGTCACTTTTAATTGTGCCAGCGCGTTCGCTGGGTCGGGGTCGCGTTTGGATTGTATCGCGCACCATGGTAGCCATCGCGTCTCCCAGCGACCGGCGATCGCGGAGTCGCGGTCGACAGGCTGACGCGGAGGATGAGGAATGCGCGGAGGGTCCATGGTGTGCGCGGAGAGTTCGGTCATCAGTCATCACCTCGCGTGGTGGGCCAAGCGTCCACCTTCGCTTTCTCCAACTCTTCACGTTCCGCATCAGTCTGTGGCACGCCAATCTGATCAGGAGGAATGTCCACTGGCGGAGGCGGCGGCGGAGTCGCATCGGCGGGCGGCGCGGGGGGCGCGGGGTTATCGTCCGCCGATGGCTCGGGGATCACCTCCTCGGGTGCTGCGACTACATCCGATGGCACATGTGATGTCTGGCGCTCCGGCTGCTCCTCGTACGCGGGCGAAGGCGCTAAACTTATGGCGATTGTACCTCTCTGCTCATATATAGGCGGCGGAGGAGGTATTCCCGTGACGCCGTCCGCGCGCTCCCATGGCGCAAGCGGCGTCTCACTTATGAAAGTGCGCGTTGGCCTAACTTGTTTCGTTCGTGTTATTTGCTCCACGCGATACCGCAGCACGGTATCCCCAGTCTTCGCTCGCCGCCGTCCCTTGCGAGTGCGCCACGATGGAGGATGAGGGTCGGATGGCTTGCGGGAGCGCGACGTGGGTGGAAGCATCCAGGCGGTCGTGCCACAGCGCGCGCAGGTGATCGGAGGAACGAAAGGGTCGTAAGGCTTCCAGTCGTAGCCGCAGCGGAGACATCGCACGTGTTGGCGAGGGAAGTTGAGCGCGTCCTTCTGCGCCTCGCGAACCTCTTTCCGCAGCGTCAGCCATTGCTCGCGGAGGGTGCGGAGGCGGATGGCGAGTTCGACGGTGGATTCGGATGGAATAAGTGTAGTCGTCTCGGTCATGCGTGAGATCTTAACTGTTGGGCTATATATTCAGAGTACGCGGGCGGAATGGCTTCACTCAATTCTCCCCGCGTCATCCAGTCGATGCCCATCGCCTTGCGTCCGTCCGCGATCTTGTTCTTACGTCCGGCTGCATGTCCATGCCTTCTACTCCTGCACTCGTGTCCGAATATGACTAGCCAGTTGCCTGGATGACCTGGAATACATGGTACTGGATCTACATGGAAGCTCGTCTCGAACAGCCGATGACGCTTTACATTCAAGCCAAATGAGAGGCCACAAAGTGTGATAGGATTTCGTAGTGGTGCGCCTGGAGTATTCTCAATGCACCACGGCGTACCATTCATCCGCTCTCGCACCGCCCCGATCAGCTTCGGTGCGTCCTTTGCGAGATGCCGGGTCGCCGCAGAATACTTCTGGCACGGCGGACTCGCCCAAATGAAGTCGAATCCCTCCAGCGGGAACGTCATCGCATCAGCGAGCACGAAGGTGAACGGATATCGCGGCTGCAGCTTAATGTCCACCCCCACGATTTCCGCGTCCGGCCACGCTCGATGCAGTCCCATCGCCGCGCCACCCGCTCCGCAGAATAAGTCTAACACTCTCATCACAGTCACCATATCACATTCCCCCTGACCTTGTCAAGCGGAGTCTTCGTCCACAGTGTCAGAATGGAACGTAACACTATGATTACAATAGACTTGACAAAAATAATAAAAAGTAGTATATACCTATCCACTTATGTTGGACACGCCGCCGCCGCGCTGCGCCCCTATACCGGACAACTCGACGCCATCGCGTGACGCCATCAGCCTGATGACCATGACCAGTGTGTGGTGCGCCGGCCGCATGCGGCGCGTGCACGGTGAGAGGAATCGAGTCGCGTGGCGCATCGCGCAGGTGAACCATCGCGTGGGCGCCCGCGGTGACAATGGTCAAGGACAAGGGACTATCGAGCACGCATGTTGAGACAAGCGCTGCCTCGAATAGCACGACACATGGCGATAGCGTCGCGTTCGGCCCAGGAGCACTCTTCGTCTGGGATGTCACAGTCTAGAATATTAAGCTCAACCTTGAGGCCTTGTTCTAACAGTCCCTTGAGCCACTCAGACTTGAGTAGATATGGCATGGAGCGTACTTCGCAGTAGTGATCCTTGTATCTCTTCCAAGGATCAACAGACAGACCAATGTAACACTTTGGGGATCAGTCGGGTCAGTCAACATGTAGAGCGAATACATCCAGCCAGCATAGCACAAGCTCGACATAGCCGTACATAGTACTATGGTTTACCCATTCCTGGCACTATTTTGCCACTTCTCGTCCGGCCGCGTCTGGCGTCCATTTTGTCGCCTAATGTTATCAATAACTTAGAGTGTGCTGAATTGGAACGTTGATTGCTATATAGAGTAGTGTAATGTTTACACAGTCAGACAATACGAATTCGCTTGACAAGGTTATAGAGAGTGTGCTAGATTGGAACATCGGAGGTCATATGACACAATCACTCGGCACCATTCGAGAGTTTAAGACACGCAATTTCAAGGTCATTGTAGACGCAATACCAGAGGATGACCCTGACCTCTCATTCGACGATACCGGAGAGGTCGCGCGCAAGCTAGATAATGGCACATTCATTGCGTTCGTTGCGCGCGCCCGCGTGTTCCTGCAAGGTCATCAAGTAGGCTCTGATTATCTCGGCGGATGCATCTACCAGTCTCTGAATGCGTTCCAAGACCATCGGGAGTGTGGAAAGCGGAACAGGAAGCTGGAACGTCAAGGCAAGTCTGGACGTTGTGGTAGCTACTTCCACGACATGATTCAAGAGGCGTGCGCAGAAGCCCGCAACACCGTAGCAAAGATGGCAAGTGTTCGCGTTCGACGCTAGACGCGGCGATCTCGGCATACTCACACTGTGCCGAGCGCGACTCGCCTAGAGTCAATCGGAGGATACATGGACGCATTAGAGCTAACGCAGTGGGAACCATACATCGGGCCGGATGCAGACGTTGTAGCGCAATCCCGTGCAAACTGTGACGGAACCAACATCTTGTTCCGAGTCAAACGAAGTATCAACATCCTGCTATACAGGGAACAGGATGAGAATCAGATAGACTCTTGGATTGATGCAAGGCGAATCGTATCAGACTTGCTTCGCTCCATGTAATCGTGCCTTGCGCATCGGACACTTGCGAGTGTCCCTTGCGGAACGCATGAAGCGTTTCACATCGGAGGTTACACAATGGACGTAGAGGGATTCAAGCTCGCGGTGGCGGCTGGATTCATGGCAGGGATGGTAATCGTGTTCACGTGGATGATGGTGTGCCTGTGACCATCAACAAAGATGAAGTGATTAGATTGTGGCATATCGCACGGGTTGCTCTGGATACACCATCGCGATTCGATAGGCTCCAATACGTCAAACGTGAGTACCTCAAGGCGCACCCGGAATGGTCCGCGAAGCCTACCACTTTGTGGATTGAATTGTGCGATGCCACGTTGGTGATGCAATGAGCGCAACCCTGCACTATCACATCGCACTCGCCATGTTCGGCGCGCAGTGGTATCTATGGCTGTGCCCGGTCGCTACGGTGGTCAAGGAGTTTGTGGTAGCGCAACGACAGGACGCGGTGATCACGCTAAATTTAACTTGGAGGTCACGATAATGACATTAAAGCAATTTATTCGGGAGCATCGCACAGAACTAGACCAATGCATAGCCCGTGCTCTGGGGCAGGACAAGAATCCACGCGCCAATGATGAGGAAAGGCGGTTGTGGATTCTGAACGATGAGGGACTGTATCGGTGGGCGCGGTCGGAGGGAGTACAAATATGATCACATCCAAGGACAGAATGGAATTCGCGTTCGCCATGGGGCGGCATAGTCGCGCGAGCATCCATGAATGCCGGCGGCTATTGCGATACGCGGCCACGTACCAGAGGCTAGAGGAGACGGCCTGCAATCGGGAACTGACGGCGAAGGAATCCGCGAAGCTGGAGAACGTTGAAAAGTGCATCCGGCTGCTCGTGGAGGGCTTCGAGTCGAAGGTGCATTTTCAATCCGATCCTCGCGGATGCTGCGTCAAGGTGCGCACGCCGGACGGATACACGAACGACATGGGGCGGGAAGGGATCTGCGTTCCAGCGTAGCCTAGACGCATAACCAGGCAATCGGAGGAATCATGAAATTGTATAAGCTCACTGACGAGAAGGGACAGACTAGGGGCGGCGTGCAATGGGGCGAGAATGTCACGCACACCGCGACCGGAGACGCGACACAGGATTTATGCTCGGATGGATGGATACACGCATACACGTCGCCATTGCTGGCCGTGTTGCTGAATCCAATTCACGCGAATTTCGCCTCGCCTAAACTATTCGAGGCGACCGGCGAGGTAGGCAAGCGCGATGGTCAGCTTAAGGTAGGTGTGCGTTCGCTTACCACAGTAAAAGAGATTCCATTGCCTAGTGTGACGGATACGCAACGGATTGCGTTTGGCATCTTGTGCGCCTTGGAAGTCTGTAAGGACGCTGAATTTACAACATGGGCGAAGGATTGGCTAACTGGGAAGGACAGAGGTGAAAAGGCGGCGTCGGCGGTGGCGTCGGCGGCGTCGTCGGCGAGGTGGGAGGCGAGGGCGGTGGCGGCGAGGTGGGAGGCGAGGGCGGTGGCGGCGAGGG